CTTTCCATGTAATTGGGAACAAACTCCTCAGCGACATGCTCAACGAACTCGACGCTCCACGCAAGGTCGGTGGGCTGAACCTGAATTGGGCCTTTCGTGTAATCGTGGACATGGCACGGCGCCTGGCGCTGAATCACGCTGTCACCATCGATACCGACTGCGTCCAGGCCCTTGGCGTGAGCCACTTCCACCATCCCGCCAGTCCCGCAGCCGATGTCCACCATCGACCTAATTGCTTTTTTTTCGACTATATAATCAAACGCCCCCTGGTCGATATGGCAGCGTCCCATGCTGCCCCCCAAATGAGACGGGAGAGCAGCCAGGTTAGCGTGGTTCTTGCCCACGAGCGGCTTAATAACATAACCATAGAACTGCTCCGAGACCGTCAGGTCCGCGTCAAGCAACGGGCTGGCAGGACAAATAATCACATTCATCCCGCGCCCCTGGCAATAGCCGAGCCAGAACGACATACATGCCATGTATCTGGTTACGGTATGTGACTGGCGGGGATGATACGGCGCCCCGCCTGAAATATAATCACACCCGAAGATTGTCAGCTCCTCAACACCAATTAAAGCAGCATACGCCGCCACATAACTAACTGACCCGTTAAAATAGGGCCTAGCCCCCGGCATCGCCAGAACCTCCTCAAGAGGGTAAGCGATGGCCTTCGGGGTTCGCGGAACGGAAGTGAAGAACGGCTCCTCGGCCTCCTCGAACCATTTCGCGAAAGCCGGCGTCCGATTAACACAAGTGAGGTAATCGTCCATGGCAAACGAACAATCCACCCTAATAACAGCGCCGGCTGCGTTAATCCCCCAAACCTCGTCGTGTTCGATGACCGCAGCATCCGAGGCCATGATGGACATGTATTCAGACTTCGACGGGCCCAGGCCCACCAGAATAACTTTCTTGGGCGTCTTGCCCGTAGGATGTTCCATTGGTTCCCCTTAAAAAAATGAGAGGGGGGGCGTCGTCGCCCCCCCAATCAATTCAGCTTTAACTACTCGGTGTAATAGATAACCACCGACATAGTGCCACCGCCAACTACGTTGGCGTCGGCCAGAACGACTTTTATATCGACATCCGTCTTGGGGTCAGCGGTAACGCTACCAACGTGATCCCAGAGCGGTTGTCCGTACGAACTGATCGAAGCGCCCTGGGTTATCAGCGCGCCGCTCCCAGCAGAAGATACGTCATGCCCGTTTGAGAGGGCATCTGCGTCGTCGGTGAAATCCGATTTCCCGGACATGTTATAGACACCAACGTCCATGGTTGGTGATCCCGTAGTAGTGAGATCATCCCAATATAGCGTGGATGCCGGCAGAATTATTGCGTTGGACGGCAAGCGGGCCATCAAATAAGTCGAAGCCACAGTATCTGCGGCGCCGACTTCAACGGTATCAATCCAGCACTTGACTTTACCCCCAGCCTGGCCGGGATCGGCCAACGACTTGGGGACATCATCCAGTCCATCCATGACAAGGGAACCGACAAGGGTTACAACAGCCATTTTTCAGTCCTCCTTCTATGTCGGGTCGCATTCAATGTAACCTACAAGCTCTTCCTGCATGCGGGTCGCACCAATGCACATTGAAACGAAGACCTGCGTTGCGTAATTCTTGTCATCACGCGTGGAAATCTGGACGTTGGGCTCGGAGCCCATAGCCAGTTTCATGCCGGCATTCTGCCAAAACAGCACTTTATGGTCGCTGTTGCTGTCAGTTTCCAGCAATTCGGTCCTAATGAAATCGAAGCCCAGGAACGTGTTGACCTCACCGTTCACTACATTATTTTCAAATTGGCGCGTTACTTCCAATCCCGTCTTTCGACAGCTACATGTCGCCATGCAGATAAGACCATATCATCATCCCGATGGGATGCTCTGCGCTTCGGGCCACTTGGCCCTACTCCTTGCGGATGGTCGTTGAACCTTCCCCTTACGGGGCTTGGATGCTGATTATCTCAAAGAGACTTCCCAGCAATTCACAGAGTTTTCATTCACCCGTTACCGGGTGACGGCGCTAGTGTACAGTTAACGCTTTTACGACAGCATAGTCGCTGCTAGTGATTTCGGTTTCGGCCAGTAAGTTCTGGAGTTGCTTCGCGTTAATCACGCAAGTCCGACCATCATCCTCTGCCTCATTGGCATCAAGAATCTGTTTGGCCGCACGCAGCTTACCGACATTCAACCCAGTGTCGGCGGCGGGGGAAATACCCACCTGGACATCAACCGTGTTGGATGTAGAGTAGCTCGTGGATGTGCCGCCGGCCACGCCCGTGTAGGCGGTCCCGTCAGCAGCATCGATGATTGCGGTATCCATAGCCCGGCCCATTGCGGAAGCTGCCGCCTGGGAATACGGACCACTTGGATCAATCAACATCCTGACCCGGTCCTCATCATCGATGAGGTCGGCCCAGTCGTAGTCTACGAGACTAACCCGGCGCCTTGAATGGGGTGTATCCATCCTTGGCGTATCCGCGTGCCGCGTAGTGCGAATGCGAGCGTTGGTAGCGCCAATCTGCTCGAAGAAAGCGTTCTTGCCTACGACAGTCTCAACTGAGACAGCCGGGCGAAGACGGGAAGCCTTCTGCTGAACGAGATGTTCGACGTTACCCTTATATTGCTCAACAAACGCAGTAGTAATTTGGACAGACATATTGCCAGCCCTCCTTTACGTTATTGAAAGGGATTCCAGCGGAAGGGGTGCCCGAGACCGGACCCTGCCTAAGAAGTCTCTCTGTAGAGGCGTGTCTTTCCACACCGTCACCCGGGGCCTCGCGGCGTATCCGGGGTGGTTGTCGCATCAGCTAAACGGGGTCTGTCCCGTGAGCCAATTCCGTGAGGCGCGTGAGCTTTTCGTTCAGCACCTTGTGTTCTGGATGGGTCTTATCCATGAGACCCGGGTTATTGCGAATCGCGGCAATCTGGTCCTTCGCCATCTCAGGCGTAGTTCCGAAACTGCCGGATGACTCATTGCCGTCCTTGAACTGTGTGCCCTTGCCTAAAGCCACGCCGATCTTGGCGAAGGCCCGAACAAAGTCAGGATCTGAACCGAGGCCAGAGGCTTCCAGCTTCTCCATCATCCCAGGAGAACCGAACTCCCGCAGGGCTGACCTAGCAGCGGAGACACGATCATCGAAAGCCGTGCCGTATTCCTTCTTCAGCTCGGCCTCGTTGACCTCCTGCTGCTGCTGGACAGCGGTGACCTGCTCGGCATAAGAGCCCATCATCCGCTCGACGAAAGCATCGTGCAGTCGCTGGGCCTGGGACGCCGGCATCTTCGCCGCGTGGGCCGCTTCCTTAAACCAATCAGAGAGACCTTGATCGTATTGATCGAACCCCTCCGGTGCCGCCAGCTCATAGCCGCTGGCCTCCTTGGGTAGGCCGAGCTTCTCCCAGCCGTCCCACTCCGCAAGGTCAGAGCCCTCTGTCGGCAGGACAATCTTGTCGGCACCAACAGATTTCTCCAGGTTCATGTATGCCGTGGCAAGAGCCTCGGGGCCTTCATAACCTTTGAGGGCCATATGCTCCTTGGTAGCTCCGTCCGCGAAATTATCAGTCCATCCCCCACTCTCCGCTTCGGGGGTGCCCGCCTCGACGGACCCTTCTGCATTAATCTCTGACATCGGTAGTTGCTCCTATTGCAATTGCGGTTATCTGCTCTTCATCGAGCGCGAGGATCTGAATGATCCGCCGCACCATGTCCCGAGCTCCCTCCATGTGCTGAAGCTCATGGTTCTCTCGGATCCCGGTGGTCTGGTAGAGGCCGGAACTCTTAATCATGTCCTTGAGGATGGCCTCGCCCTGCGGTGTGTGCAGGAAAATCTCCCGATAGGCTTGCATGATCTCGGCTTGGACCTTGTTTTGCTCAGACATAATGTCCCCAGCCTTAAATTAAGAAGGCTGCTGCGCGAGCTGCGAAATCTGCGCCACCTTCAACGCGGCATCAGCCGCCTGAGGTGCGCCGGCCACAAGTGACTGAGCCGCCGCGGCCTGACCGCGCTGTCCGCGGATTTCCTGTATCTGATCCTGGTTGCGAAGGATCCGCTGCGGCGCGCCATTGGTGTCGGCAAGCGTCCGCGTGATCTCATCGGTATCGAAATTATCCATTACGCCAGGATCTACCGCAGCAATCGGCTGCACCATCTCCAGGGTGCGAAGGATCCCGACACCCTCCTCGGCCTTGATGGCACGGGACAACGGCGAGACATATTCAATCTCGTAATCGGCACCAGCCTGGATCAGCACATCAGGAATCGGGGGCAGCTCGCCCTGGCTCTCCAGGATGTCGAACTCACGCTCGATCAAGGGCCCAAGCATCTCCGTCTGCTGCCGACCAACAGTCGGGGCGAGCAGGGCGCCTTTCTCCTGGGCACGCTGTAATACTTCGGTTGCGGTCATTTGCGGAGTCTCGACAAGAATTTGGAAAAGCGTAACCAGGAAAGCGTCATTTATCACCTTCCTGCGCTGCTCCATCATCTCGAACCCGATGTCCACGCGGGCACCAGTGTGCAGCGGCTGGACGGGGACTTGATTACGGCCATCCATACGGGCAAAGGTAGACTGCCCGGGGTTGGTGTTGACCGGGAAGATAACACCCTCATCAGCAATCAACAGGGGAGGGTCCACAACCTTCTGCCCAGCTCGGATAACCGTCTTAGACATCTCGTTGATCATCTTAATTTCAGGCAGAATGGTCATTGCCGGCGAGCGCCCATAGGTCTCGCGCGGACCGGTGACATACCTGGATAGAATATAAGGGAAGGTCTCGAACCCGCCCTCCTCGATCATGTGCTTGGTCTCAACCTCAAAGTATGCGGAGAACCAAACCGCGTTCTTACGGTCACCGCGCTCGGGATCTCTGTCCGTCCGGGGCGCCACAACATGGAGGAGCTTCACCTTGTCGTCTGGCTTATCGTTGGCGAGCTTCTGCATATCAGTGCTTAAATCACCGTCAGCGAACATCCGTAACGCCTGACGCGCCGTAACCTCCATCTGACGGAAGACGGTATCAATGCGTCCGTTTTCATTTTCGGAAATAAAGATGTCGCCCAAATGGACGGCACGATAGATCATTCCGCGGATAGGATGCTCATCCACAAACATAGCGCCAGTCCCAAAAGCGCCCAGAGACATATACCCCTCGTGCGCCTGACTGGCGAAATTGGCCTTGGGCGAATACCGCTGCGAGAACATAAGCTGCTCAACCTGGTCGAACCAGAGCCGGACCTCATCGCGCTTGTTCAGGGTTACATCGGTGGAGCGCAGCGTGTGCCAGCGGGCACCGCGCGGGGTCAGTAAGCTCTCGACGGCAGAAGCAAATCTTTCCAGGGCTAGGGCGGCTGTCGAGTCATAAAGTTTGGCCGTGCGTTTCCCGCCCTCTTCGCGCTGGCCGGTAAATACTGCTGAACGAGGGAGAACCCTCTCAGCAATCTCTTCCCAATGAGATTCCCACACACCGCGCTTACGCTTCATCCGCTCGAAACGCGTAAAAATCTCGTCATTGTCCATGATTAAACTCCGAGGAGGGAAGTCTTGCGAAGCGCATCCACATCAGTCCCGCGGGGAACCCCCGCCAGGATTGTGGGGTTCTGACCGCCGCCGGCAGTAGTCCCGCCGGCAGTGGTCGAGGCAGCAAGGCGCTGGGCTTGGTCGAGCCGATTACCCAAAGAAGAAGGGGCCGACTTGGCCCCTGATGATTGAATATGATTTCCGTTCTGCATGTTCCCCATCTGCTTATATAAGTCCAGCACACACATAGTAAATTATTGGTTCCTTATAGGAATTGAATAATATCTGTTGCCATATTTTTTGATCCGAGATCCGCGTCGTTCTTCGGCCTTTACTGCTTCTCCAAAACTTATATGTGATTTCCCTTTAAGGATGACATAACTCCCGTTTGGCAGATTGTATTTCTGTCTCACGTCGTCAGATACCGGGGCAACGCTCCCCCAATGACCTGCGTTTTTCCCCACACCGTCTGGCCCCATACCATACTTTTCCGCGGTAGAATAATCGTAGTCTGGACCTTCTGGATCGAACATTCGCGGCGCCGCTAGACGTTGTGTTCCACCCCCCATCGGGTTTGCATTAGCGCCGGGGATACACATTAAGAACCTAGCAACGACTTGCCGACGTTGGCCTGGGTGAGAACCCCGGTGGGGCCTGTCAAGGTGGTCCCGCGACCAGCCGCAATCGCAGCAGCGCGACGACGGAGGTCACTGCCCGGCACAATAGTGTTCTGTTCAGCAGAAACCGGAGCCGGAGCCGGTGGGGGTGGGGGAGGAGGAGGAGGCGGAGAATATGAAGGTGATGAAAAACACATACTCTTAATTCCCTAAAAGAGATTTGCCGAGATTGGCGTCTGACGTATCCCCTAGTGGACCCGTCAAAATGGTGGACCCAATCCCTCTGGCGGCAAGGCGCCGCCTACGCTCGGCTTCAGCGTCCGCATTAATCTGCGGATCGTCACGCGTCGGAGGCGGTTCCGGTGGGGGAGGAAGCGGAGGCATGGGTGGCGGCTTCGGCGCTCCGCCGCCGAACAGAGCTTTTAGACACATAAAACGAACCTCCTTGGC